GCTGTTGATCAGCGACCGCGCCTTGCCGCGCGCTTCGCCTGCGGCCTTGAACTCGACCGGGTCGGCGATGATGCGCTTGGTCTCCCACTCGGCGATGGCCTTGCCGTCGGCGGTGGTCTCGTTGGCGATGTCGCGCTTGTCATACTTGACGTTGCCGCGCACGCTGGTCTTCAGCGAGATCAGGAAGCCGGGGCGCAGGGTCTCGATGTTGCGAACGTTCATGGTAGTGCTCCTTGATGAGAATGAAAAAGGCGACGCCGCATTATTGCGACGCCGCCGGGTAGCTTAGAGATCGAGCGCGCGAACCTTGCGCACCGTGTCGATGGTCTCGGGCAGTGATGCCGCACGTGCGCGGCTCGCAGCCCAGTTGCGCAGAGCAGTGATCTTCTCTGCAGCGGTCACGCTGAGCGGCACCACCGTGGCGGCGGCGTCGGTCAGGTCCTTGGTGGTGATCTCGCGAGCGTCGTCGTTGAACGCAGCGAACAGTGCATCAGGCACCAGCGCCGCGATCTCGGAGCCGGTGTAGCCCTCGGTCACTTTCGCAACCGCAGCGGCATTGATCGCGACATCGCCGCGACCGTGCTCGCGCAACGCTGCAGAGAGAACCGCAGCGCGCTCGTTGGTGGTGGGCAGGTCGATGAACCAGACCTCGTCAAACCGTCCCTTGCGCAGAAGCTCGGGCGGCAAGCCTTCAGCCTTGTTCGCCGTGGCGATCACGAACGACTCTCCCTGTCGCTCCTGCATCCACGTCAGCACCGCGCCGAGCGCATCAGCCGACACGCCGCCGTCCGCCGAGCCCGAGGTGGCACCTTCCAGCGCCTTCTCGATCTCATCGAACCAGACAACGCAGCGACCGATGGCTTCGACCAGCTTGAACACCTTGCGCAGGTTCGCTTCGGAATCACCGACGAACTTGCTCTTCAGTGCGCCGAGGTCGACCTTGAGCAGCGGCACGCCCCACGCCGTGGCAATGGCCTTGGCGGTGAGCGACTTGCCGCAGCCCGGGACGCCAACCAGCATCGCGCCTTTCGGAGCGGGTAGGCCGTAGGCACGAGCCGCCGGGCTGTAAGCGCTCTTCCTCGTGTTGAGCCAGCCCTTGAGGTTATCCAGACCACCGACGGCATCGAGGCCGCCCTTGATCGGATCGTACCATTCGAGCACGCGCTCGCGGCTGACCACGCGCTTCTTCTCAGAAGCAACGAGGGCCGGGTCGATCTTGCGAAGCTGCACCAGCGAGCGCGAGTAGCACGCCTGTGCCTCTTCACCTGACAGACCAACCGCAGCATCGATGGCCGCATCACGCTGACCGTTCGGCGCTGCGCTCTCGCGCAGGTCGTCGGGCAGACCGTCGATGGCGGCATCGAGGATCGCTGCGATCTCGGCGCGATCAGGCATCGGCCAATCGATGACCGTGGCATGACCGGCGAGTTCGGCGGGCACCTCGCTCTTCGGCGAGATGATGATGATCGCCTGCGCACCTTCACGCGGTGCACCGGGGAGTGAGCGAGCGAGGTTGCGCATCTGGCGCACCGTGGTGAAGCCGATGGCACCATCGAGACACACCGGCAGGTCGCGCATGATCCAGACGCCGCGCTCCTTGCCCTCGGCACGAGCGCCGATGATGGTGAGCGCAGCGTCGGGGCCAGTGGAATCGCGCAGATCGTTCGGCTGCTTGCCGCCGATGTCCAAGAAACCCTGCGCCACATCCCACGTGCGCGGGATGTAGCCAGCGGCTGCAGCCGCCTCGATCAGCAGCGCCTCGACGCGAGCTTCCTCGCGGGTGACGATCCAGATCAGCGGGTTGCGAGCGCGGAGAAGCGCGGAGACGTCAGCGGCAACGATCTGGCCGCGTGTTTTGGTTTCGGTTGTCATAGCTTGTTGCTCCTTGAAGCGTTGGTGTCAGTGTTCGATGCGATAGGTGAAGCGCTCGGTGACGATGCTGTCGCCCCAGAGCATTGCGTCGAGCACTTCGCCCGGCGTCTTCTTTCGTTTGGTGAAATCAGAGATGAACATGAGGTAGCGCTGGCAAAGCTCAGCGCGTCGCTCACGTCCGGTCTCGCGGTTGGTCTGAACGACGTGGATCGAGCGCGGCGTCATGCGTCGCACTCCTCGTTCTCCTCGTCGGCGACCTGTTCGATGCACTCCTCGCAGAGATACTCATCGACCGAGCGGCAGTGGTAGAGATCGGTGACGCGCGGGCAGCGCTCGCAGCGGTGGGTCATCCTCATTGTGCTTGCTCCTTGTTGCGCTTGATGCGCTCGGCGATGATGCGCACCTGATGAGAGGTGACGCTGTTGTGCTTCAGTGTGCGGTAGTGGCCGACACGTGGTGTCAGTTGCATGACGCGCGGTTGGCCCATCGGGATGTAAACCTCAACGATGCCTGCCTCGCTGACGCGGTAGGTCTTGCCTCGGTGTTGAACGATCATGGTGTGCTCCTTGATGTTGGTGATGAATGCATCGTGACGCAGCGAAGCGCCGGGCTGACATCGCAAACTGCATTGTCCCGGTCGTCGTCGCTGCGCTCGATGAATTCGTTGGTGGTGTCGTCCCCGTGGTCACGGTCGCTCGTTATGGCGTGGCGTTGTGTCGTGTGGGGTGGCTGCCGGTTTTCGTGAGCGTCGTTATGGCGTGCGCTCTCGTTTCAGTTGGCAGTGGACGGCTCGGCCATTTTATTGGTCCCCCGGGGATCGGACCTGAACCAATGGGCTTCCCCCCATCAGCGGGAGCGGGAGAGGCTTGCCTCGATCCGCGCTCCGGTCCTCCCGGCCCCCGGTCGTAAGTGAGCTTGATGAAGCCGCACCGGAGGGGTCGTCTCGCCGTCCGATCAAGTGAACCGAACAACGAGCCCAGAAGGTAGGGCGTATCACCCGGTCATGCAAGAGCCCATTGAGCCAAACAAACGCTATTTGTTTCGTTGTGATATCAAGCACTTACAGGTGGTGCGCGCGCATAAACGCGCATTTCCGCGCACAAACGCGCTCCCACCGTGGCGAATCCAGCGCCCACCGTGGCCGGGTTTCGGAAAAGGCGAAGCCGGTGAAACACCCGGTAATTGACCTTCGGGACAGTGTTGACGACCCGATAGAGGAGCGTCAGGGTTCACCGCAGCGAATCGCCCAAGCGGAAAGCCGTTCGATGTGAAAGCCATCAGAGCAAACGGAGGCGCGTTCAATGTTCTGGGCTGTCGTGCAGGCACAGCCAGCATGCGAACGTCGCGCCATCACTCATATCGAGCGACAGGGCTTCAACGTGTACGCACCGCGCGAGAAGGTTGTGCGCATCACACGAGGCAAGAAAGTTATCGCAGCGCGGTGGTTATTCCCGCGCTATTTGTTTGTTGAGGTCGAGGATCAGTGGCACGTGCTGTTCTCGACCATCGGTGTCACCACCGTGCTGATGAACGGCGACAAGCCAGCTAAGCTGCCCGAGAAGTGGGTAGCGAACATGAAAGCGAAGGAACACAACGGCCTGATCGAACTACACCGCAACAGGTTCTTGAAAGGCCAGAAGGTGCAAGTAACCGGTGGCCTGTTCGTCGGACAGCGCGGTATCTACCAAGGCATGACACCGAGACAGCGTGAGATCATTTTACTGGAAGCACTAGGTCGCGTTGAACTGGCTCCGGGCTTGCTGAGATAAAAACAGCACCATGTGGGCGAACTGATCTGGCATCGCGTCACACCGTGCCAGTGGCCGAACGGTAGTGCCCAGAACAACCACTTCTGTAAATTACAGGGATAACAGAACATGACCGACACCACGGACATGGGCGGCAACGTCGTGCCCCTCAACAAGAGCGGCAACAAGCGAGGACGCTTCGGCAAACCGGGCATCCCCAACCCGGGCAAGCCACGAGGTGCCACAGCCAAGCACACAAGGCTGCTCAAGGAAGCCATCATGATCGCAGCCGAGCTTGAGGGGCAGGACGGCCAAGGCAAGGGCAAGCTGATCGGCTTCATGCGCAAGATCGCACAGGAGGACCTGCGCGCGTTCGTCTCATTGCTGGGCCGCATCATCCCGCTGCAGGTCGAGCAGAAGACAATGGACGACAAACCGAAGAGCACGGTCTACAAAACCGTCGATGAGGTGAAGCGGGAGTTGATCAGCCGTGGCCTCGACATCGAGGTGATGTTCAAGATCATGCAGGCCACACCGGCAGTGAACGACGACGAGCCGGAGGACTTCGAGATCGACAACGACGAGCCCGAGCCGGTATAGCCGTGATCAGCCGCGAGGAGATCATGCATGCACTGGCGCAAGCGTATTGCCACGAGAGAAACGCCAACAAGGAAATGGACATTGATCTCGTGGTTGCGATGGCTGACGAGATCACCAAGGTCCTAGAGCAACATGGTGCAGTATCCACCGGAGAAGAAGAGGCTAAACGAGGGTGACAAGGATGCGCTGGCCGAGCTTGGGTTCGCTACTGCACGCAGGGACTTCTACGCCTACCGCAAGGTGATCAGGCCGAACCTTGTCGAGACGTGGTGGCAGAAGAACCTAGCGCAGAACCTGCAGTGGTTTTATCGGCAGATGGTGGCAGGCACCCGCCCGGCGATGGTGATCATGGCACCGCCGCAGCATGGCAAGACCGAGCAGATCACGGACTTCATCTCGTGGGTGGCGGGACAGGACCCGAACCTGCGCACCATCTTCGGATCGTACAGCGACGAGCTAGGGGTGAAGGTGAATCTCGCGCTGCAGCGCATCTACGACAGCCCCAACTACAAGGACGTGTTCGAGTTCACCAAGATCAACGACACCGCAGCATCGGCGACGTCGGCGCGCTGGCTGCGCAATTCAACGATCCTCGAATACGTCGGCTTCAACGGCTCGTTTCGCAACACCACGGTGATGGGCCAGATCAACGGTATGGGCTTGGACCTCGGCGTGATCGATGACCCGATGAAGGGCCGGGCCGAAGCACAGAGCAAGCTGATACGCGACAAGACATGGTCATGGATGACCGACGACTTCTTCGGGCGCTTCAGTGACAAGGCCGGTTTGCTGATGATCATGACGCGCTGGCACATGGACGATCCGCTCGGGCGCTGGATCGAGCACTTCCCGAAAACCCGGGTGCTGCGCTACACCGCCATTGCCGAGCGCAACCAGAAATATCGCCGCAAGGGCGATGTGCTCTTCCCGGAGATGAAGCCGCTCGAATTCCTGATGGAGCGCAAGAAGGTTCTGACCAATGCCGGTTGGCAATCGATCTATCAGCAATCACCTATCGCCGCAGGCGGCGAGATGTTTCCTACCGAGCGGTTCAACATCATCGGCAGTGTCGACCGCAGCAACGTGCGCAAATCAATCCGATACATTGACAAAGCCGGGACAAAGGATGGTGGTGCCTACACCGCAGCCTCTCTGGTGCATGACATGCGCGATGGCACAACGGTGGTTGAGGACGTGATCAGGGGCCAGTGGTCAGCCATCGAGCGCGAGACGCGAATCCTGCAGGCAGCCAACAGCGACCGCAGCTTCTGCAAGCGCTACACGGTCTGGATCGAGCAGGAGCCGGGATCAGGCGGCAAGGAAAGCGCCGAGGGCACCGTGCGCAGGCTGAAGGGTTTTGATGCGCAGATGGACAAGGTGACCGGGGCCAAGGAGGTTCGAGCCGAGCCCTATGCGGCGCAGGTGCAGGCGGGTAACGTGTCGCTGGTGGCAGGCGCGTGGAACAGGCCGTTCCTCGAAGAGCACGAGCAATATCCGATGGGCAAATACATGGATCAGGTCGACGCCACTGCGGGTGCGTTCAACAAGCTGGCCGAGGCGATAGGCACCTACGACCGGACGCTGTCATGGGTTGGGTAAGGGACGCGCTGAAGGCCGAGGTCAAGTGGTGGCACTATGCACTGGCGTTTGCGACATTCGCGGCGGGATACTGGTTCGGCTGGTGGGTGGGTTGATAGGGGGGGGGCAAATGGGAGTCAATGACTCCCATTTGAAGGGACATCCGATGACCGTAGGCACCTTCGGCCACTGCGAAGCCTGCGGCAGGTTCGGCTACTGGTCGAGCAAGAACCGGGCGTTTCGCTGCAACCTGCACTGGGCGGATGCTCCGGTGAACGGCATGGACAGCCTGCCGCTGTTGATCGAGAAGCTGCAGGAGCAGGCGGCGAAGATGGGCGAGCGGATCAGGGAGCTAGAGATGGGCGTGCAGGTGATCGTGGTGCCCGACGACGACGCCGAGGCAACCAACATCCCGCCGGGCATTCTTGCGATGCTGGGGCCGAACGACGTGCTGATGAGCAACGACAGCTTGCGCATGTACGTGCGGCACACGCAGTGGGAAAACATGAAGCACGGCTCCAAGGTGACAGGACAATGATCGTTATTGTGCGCGATGGCGCGGTCGAGCTTTTCAAATACGACACCGTCGAGATCAACGACATACTGACGCCTGCGCGCGCCGACTTCGATGACATCAAGCAGGCGCTGCGTGATGCGCTGCAATTCCTCAATGACGATGTGGACGATTGACATGGTCAAGAAGATCGAGCGGGTGCTGATGCGTTGCACGGCGTGCAAGGAAACGCGTAGCATCACCAGCAAGCAACAAGCCAAGGGGCCGTCGTTCTGCCCGAGGTGTGGAAACGTGGAAGCGCCAGTGAAGCTCGAACTGATCAGAGGGTGATGCATGCTGAAAGTGTTGGACGGACCGTTTATCGAGGCAGGCGATTCATTGTCGAGCGCCATTGACTGCAGCGGCGGGCAGTTGGTGCGCATCACCATGCCAGCGGAATGGGATGAGGCACCATTGACGTTCGAGTTCTCGACCGACGGCACCTCGTTCAACGATATGTTCGATCTGAAAGGCTTTGCCGTCACCATCGAGGTTGTGGTGCCGGGCTCGGGCGTGATCATCCCGTCCGACGTTGGCCGCGCCATTGCGTGGATCAAGTTTCGCTCCGGCACACGTGGCAACCCGGTGGAGCAGCGGCAGGGGCGGTTGTTCGCTGTAGCCATCGAGACCACAGAAGAAGCGCCGCCTGCATCGCGCTCGACACCGAAGCGCGCAGCCAAGAAGGCCGCGAAGAAAAAGAAGGCGCGTCGATGACCGACGACGAGATCGCCGACGCTGTCAATGTCATGAAGCAGCGGGCCTTGAACGTCGCGGCGCTAACGATGTCGGCGGACCGTCACATCGGGCTGATCAACCTGATCATCGAGGTTGAAGAAATATCGCACGGCTTTCCACCGAGGCGACCGCGAGAAGACATCTTGGCCGACATCGAGCGCGAAATGAGCAGGCGCTAGATGTATCTGGTAGCCGCAGCGTTCGCCGTTGCTGGCATGCTCGATCATTCGTACTGGCTCGCTGGCATGTTCGTGCTGGTGTCGCTGTTCTATTTGCTGACAGCCAAATGAAAGAGGCCCCCGTGAGGGAGCCCCTTTCGTAGCCAGCCAAGCCAGCCAGACCGTGCCCGTCCGTGCCTAACGCTGCCTGAACGCGCCGTGCCATACCTTGCCAATGCCATCCTGAAATGGCGACAGGTTGATATCAGAAAGGATGCGCCTGTGGGTTATGTTTTTGATACTTTCACGAATTTTTTGAGCGGCCTTGGTGTCCAAGGTCGCGACAAGATGACTGGCCACCACTACACCAAGACGCTGTGGTCGCGTGATCAATTGGAGTCGTCGTTTCAATCGGACTGGATCGCACGCAAGGCGATCTCGATTCCTGCGCAGGATGCGACGCGTGAGTGGCGCGCATGGCAGGCAGAGGCCGATCAGATCGAGCTACTGGAGGAGACCGAGGATCGCCTGCGCGTGCAGTTGAAATTGCAGGAAGCCTTGGTGAAGGCGCGGCTCTATGGCGGTTGCTGCATCCTGATGGGTGTGGAAGGCGACATGGCCAAGGAGTTGGACCCGACGACCATCAAGAAGGACGGGTTGAAGTTCCTGCACATCCTCGCGCCGCATCAACTGGCGATACAGGACCTGATCAAGGACGTGACGTCGCCGTACTACGGCCAGCCCGAGTTCTACACGTTGAACGACGAGAGCGGAAAGCTCGGCAACGTGAAGATTCATCCGAGCCGCATGATCCGCCTGATCGGTCTCGATCCACCGGACCCGATGGCGAATTTCGGTTGGGGCGATCCGGTGCTGCAGATGGTGCACGACGCGGTTGCAGCCGCAGGCACCGTGCAACAGAGCATCGCTGCGATGATCAGTGAAGCCAAGTTCGACGTGGTCAAGATACCGGGGCTGACCGAAATCTTCTCGACCACCGACGGCACCAACCGGCTGATCAAGCGCTTCTCGGAAGCCAACGTGGCCAAGAGCGTGATCAACGCGGTGGTGCTCGATGGCGAGGAGGAGTGGCAGCGCATCGGCGTCGACTTCACCGGCATGCCCGAGATCATGCAGATGTACATGCACATTGCTG